CTTTAGGAACAGATAGAAAAGTCTATACTTATGCTTCAGGAGATAGTCAAGATATTACTCCTATTAGAGCTACAGCAAATTTAGTTAATGCTTTTACAACTACAAACACGAGTGCTAATGTCACTATTTCAGATACAGGTCATGGAGCTACAACTGGAGATTTTGTAACTTTAAGTAGTACAAGTTCATCTATTGGAGGAATTCCCGCAGCTACTTTAGATGCTGAATATGAAATATTATCAATTACTAATGTAGATGCTTATGTAATTTCAAGTAATGCTACTGCTACTTCAACAATTGGTCCTACTGGTAATTGTACAGCAACTTATCAATTAAATATAGGACCAAGTGAACAAACATTTGGTTATGGTTGGAGTTCAGGAGCTTGGAGTGCAAGTACATGGGGAACACCTAGAACAACATCTAATGTAACTATTGATGCAAGATTATGGTCTATCAATAATTGGGGAGAAGATTTAATTATTACTCAAAAAGATGGTGGAACTTATGAATGGGATTTATCAGGAGGAATGACTGGTAATAGAGCTACAGTAATTGCTAATGCTCCTACTACTTCTACTTTATCAATGGTATCAACAGAAACTAGACATGTCGTATGTATGGGTACAGAAACTTCTATTGGTAATACTTCAACTCAAGATAAAATGTTTATTCGTTGGTCTGATCAAGAAGAATATAATCAATGGACTCCTAATGTAACTAATTCAGCAGGTTCACAAAGAATAGCAGGAGGAAGTGAAATTAGATGTGCACGTCCTGCTAAAGGAACTATTCTAGTATGGACTGATACTACAATGCAATCAATGTCATTTATTGGTCCTCCTTTTATATTTGGTTTTAGACAATTAGGTAATGATTGTGGAGCTGTAGGTCTTAATTCTGCAATAGTAATAGATGATATAGCTTATTGGATGTCTGATGGACAATTCTTTAGATATGCTGGTGCTGTTCAAGAAATACCTTGTCCAGTATTAAATCATGTATTTGATAATATTAATAAAGTACAATATGCTCAGGTTTATGCTGCACAAAACTCTAATTTCTCTGAAGTAATATGGTATTATCCTTCTAGTTCCTCTGATCAAAATGACAGATATGTTATTTATAATTATTTAGAAAACTCTTGGTGTTTTGGTACTATGAATAGAAGTACATATCAAGATAATGGAGTTGAACTAAATCCTTTAGCTAGTGAATATACAAGTAATTCTACAGCTAATACTATTTCTCAAATTAATGGTTTAACAGCAGGTAGAAGTTTAATTTATAGAATGGAAGATGGTGTAGATGCTGATGGATCAGCTTTAACTTCTTATATTCAATCTGGTGATGGGGATTTAGCTGATGGAGAACAATTTATGTTTATAAACAAAATAATACCTGATTTTCAAAATCAAACAGGAAATGCTTTAATTACTTTAACTACAAGAGATTATCCTTATGGTAATACTACTACTGGAGAAACTGTGACAGTAAGTAACACAACAGGGTTTATTAATACTAGGATCCGTGGTAGACAATCTAATATAAAAATAGAAAATACAGCGATAGGAGACAATTGGAGATTTGGAACTTTAAGAGTTAATTTAAGAGCTGATGGAAAAAGATAAATATAAAATACGAAAAGCACAGATTTCTGATGCTGTTCGAATAAGAGAATTATTAAAAACATGGTTAATAGAGGCTCCTTTTAACTTTGGAAATACTAATAATAAAAAAGCATTAGAAAATATAGTATTTTACATTAAGAATAGTTTTGTTATAGTAGTAGAATATGAAAATATTATTGTAGGAACATTAGCTGCTACAGTAGATGAAACGTGGTATAGTGATAAAAAGTTTATGAGAACTTTATGGTTACATGTAAGTCCACAACATCGAAGATTTAGCATTTTTCGTTCTTTAATGATAGTATTTAAGGAATATGCATTAGCTAATAAAGTTACGGCTATATGTGAAATATTCCAAGGTAAAGACGTTGAAAGAAAAAACAATGCCTTTATTAAATTAGGTTTTAAAGTTATAGGAGGAACTTTTATCGTCAATGGGTAGTATATTCAAACCAAGCACAACAGTAGTACAGGCACCATCGCAGTCATCGACTAGCTATGATATACCTGAATACTTTAAAGAAATTCAAGAACGAACTTTAAGAACAGCAGAGAATGTTTTTAGTCAACCTTATACAGCGTATCAAGGTCAACGTATAGCTGCACTTGATCCTCAAGAAATTGCTGCTGAAAATGTATATTCTCAACAAGTAATTCCTCAAGCTGGCCAATTAGCTGGTATAGGTCAACAAATAGCAAATGCGGGTGCGCAAACTTATGATACAGCAACAGCTGCAACTTATGCTAATCCATATGAAGCTCAAGTTATTTCAGGAGCATTAACAGATTTAGGTGATGCTTATGGTAGAAGTAGAACAGCTATGGATGCTTCTGCTGTAGGAGCAGGTGCTTTTGGTGGATCAAGACAAGGTATAGAAAATGTTTTAGGACAAGAAAGATATTTAGATCAAGTTGCAGATACAACAGCAAGATTAAGACAAGCAGGTTTTGAATCAGGTGCAAGTAGATTTGCACAAGATAGAGCTGCACAAATGGGAGGACTAGGTCAACAACTAGGTGCTGCAACTACTCAAATAGGAGCTTTACAATCAGGTGCACAAGGTCTTCAAGCTTTTGGTGCACAAGCACGTGGAATAGAACAAGCTAAATTAGCAGAAGGATATCGTGACTTCATAGAAGCAAGAGAATATCCTGCTGGACAAATAAGACAAATGGTTGGAGCTTTATCAGGTGCTCCTATAAGAAGTTATGGAGAAGAAAGATCAGGATCAGTAGGTACACCAGTAGGTGGTCCGAGTATCTTTGGTCAAGTGGCCGGTGCAGCATTAGCTGGATCACAATTTATGTCTGATATTAGAATGAAAGAAGATATTAAATTAGTAGGAAAATCTCCGATGGGAATTAATATTTATACTTTTAAATATAAAGGTGATGATAAAATATATCAAGGTGTAATGGCTCATCAAGTACCTCAAGCTTCAAGTGTAAATACTGATGGATATTTAATGGTAGATTACTCTAAATTAGATGTAGACTTTAAGGAGGTTTAATGGCTGAAGTTTATGAATTTGATGAATTAGATCACGAAAAAAATAAAGAAAGATTAATAGAGCTTGGTATTTTAGATAAAGACGGAAATAGAGTTTATAAAAATTATAAAAATTTAGAAAAATATGAGGACATTGAATCTTCAGATAAAAATGTAAAAAGCACTAAAGACATATCTAGTCATCCTGATTATTGGGAAAAGCAACCGAAAGATCATGGATATATATACAATGAAGAAGGAGACCCGGAGTGGGGTAGCTTAAATGAAGAAGGTAAATTTATTTTTGATGAAAAGGTAGAAGATGATAAAGATGAAATAGTAGTAGATGATAAAATAGAAATTAATGGCGGAGCTGCTTTAAGTGATAAAATTATTTTACCAAAGAAAAAACCTGATCAAGAAAAAACTGGTTTAGCCAAATTTACAGAAGCTGTCGGATCAGCTTTTGAAAATATTGCTACAAAGTTACCTAATAAAATTGAAGAAGTATGGTCTGATAAAAATAAAAGAAGAAATATATTAAGAGGTTTAGAAATTATAAATGCTTCTTCTGGTATTACACCACTTTCTCAAGCTAAATCACCTTTAGGTAAAATTTCTGAAGGACTACTTAAAGCTGAAGGAAAATTTATTGCTGAAGATATAGCGAAATATAAAGCTATGAATCCAATAAGAAGATATGAATCCATTGGTGAAAAAGCTATTTATGAAGATTTCAAAGGTTGGAAAGAAAGAATAAGAGATAGTAAAAAAGCATTTGCAGTTGCTGATAAATATAATTTAGCTAAAAATATTGCTTTAGATGAAAAAGAACTTCCAACTGGTATTCTTAATAAAACATTTGCAAACTTAAAAGCATTTTTATCAGAAGTTCCAGGTGGACAAGAAATATATGATCAATTAGCTGCAACATTTGCAGATGAAGATTATATTAAAAAACATGGAAATAAAATGGGATTAGATGAACAAGTTATATTTAATGATTTATTTCAAGCTGCAACTTATGCACAAGTTGTTAAAGAAGTTAAAGAATTATATCCAGTATCTAATAAGGATATTGAAACTTTATTAAAAGCGAAAGGTGATATAGGTTCTAAACCTGAAGCTTTAAGAAGATTAATAGCTGCACAAATGGCAGCCAGGGAAATAAGTTTAGGAAGTGAAAAGTTTGCATATGAATTCTTTAGATTAGAGGATCCTCAATTTGAAAGTAAATCTATTACTGCAGCAGAAGAAATGATCGCTAATAAATTAAGAAAAGAAAATATAGTAACTGATGAAACTTTAAAAACATTATTTGGAAGTACAAAAGATGTAACTAATGCTGGTTATATTTCAGCTTATTATTATCAAACAATGAAAGTTAAAGAAAAAGACTTAATAGATGATCCTTATACAATTTTTGTAACTGCTGAAAAGAAAAAAGAGGAAATTAAAAAAAAGAAAATTAAAAAATACCAAGAATAAAGTAAAATGATATGGTTGAAAACGAAAAAATTATTAAAGAAAATATTAAATTTCCCGATAATATCGTATCGGAAACTGACGAAGTAAAAATAGAAGAACCTGATAAAGAAATTATAAAAGAAGAAATAAAAATAGAAGAACCTGAAAATATAAAAGTTGCTGAAGTTAAATTTACTGAAGAGCAGCAAAAAGATATTAATGAACTACTTGAAGCAGATGTATCTCTTGAAGATGCTAAAAAAATAGTAACAGGAACATATGAAGAAGGAGATACTAAAACAATTAATTATGAAGGTAAATCAGAATACGAAGGTGATAAAGAATTTTTAGCTAAAGACGGAATAGATTTAGATTTAATTATAAAAACTAAACCTGAAGCTCTTAAAAAATCAGAAGCAGTGATTGTTGATGAGATCGGAATGGAAGTTGGAGATAAGCATATCTCAGCTAAAATGTTATATGAAGTTAATGGATATAAAGCTGATAAAGATAGTGAAATAAAAGGTAGTATTAGATTTGATTTAGGATTTGGACTAGATGGAGCGCAGTTTAAAGAAAATAATATTAAAAATTTACTTATTAAAAGAATAACTGAATCAGGTAAATATGATAAAGAAACTCTTAAAAACTATTTAGATAAAATAGAAGTTAAAACTGTTTCATTAAATTTTAAAGGTCAAGAAAAAAAAGGATTAGTTTATAGAATACCTAAAGAACTAGGTGGAACTAATATGTTTGCAGCAGTTGATTCTCCTAAAATAGGTATGGCAGACCTTTCTGATGCTGTAGCTGATAGTGGTCCTATCGTTGCTTCGATAATAGGGGGTACTTTTGGAAGTACCTTAGGTCCAGTCGGTACAGTTGCAGGTTCTGCTGTGAGTGCTGGTTTATCTGAATTTACAAGACTAATGTATGGTTACCACAAGTTAGGTTTACAAAACGATTTATATACTCCCGAAAAATTTTTGGATGTTGCTGTTAATGCATCTATAAAATACGCTGCGATTGATGCTGCTGCAACTGGAGTATTTTTAGCAGGCGCTAAATTAATTCTTCCTACTATTTTAGGTAAATCTCAATTAAGCACGAGCACTATTAAAGAATTTATAGAAACTCAAGGTAAAACTAATACAGGATTATTTAAAGAAGTAAATAAAGTTAAAGCAATGATAAAAAAAGAATTTAACTTTACCGATGCAGAAGTAGATAATTATTTTTCAGTAGCAGTTGGAAAAGCTATGTTAAACTCTGATCAATTAATTAAAAAAAGTAGTGCTGCGCAACGAGCTTTATTATCTGATGAAGTAAAAAGATTAGAAAATATGGCTGAATATAAAGCTCTTGAAAATAAAATTATTTTAGCAACTACTAAAGTGTCAGAAGTAGGAAATAAAGCTGCAGATGATATTATTAAAAATATACAAAATCAAGTAGTAGGTCAAGCTGAATATGGAATAAAACAAGCTGAATTGGCTTTACTTACTAATACAAAACAAGTTGCGGCATTAAAATCAAAATTTATTGATGATTTAACAGTAAATTATTTAGATGAATTTGGAGTTACAATGAATACTGTTTATAAAAATATTCAAGCTCGTCTAGATATTTTAAATGATTCTATTGACAAAACTCTTTTAAAAAATAATGATTTATTTGCATTTAATTTAAGTAAAATTATTAGAAAAATGAGTACAGAATCAAAAAGTTTGCAATTTTCAAAAGGTCTATTTCCTTCAAAATTATTAAAAATTCCTAAAAATGCAAATAAAGTTCTAAAAACAAAAATTATAAATCATAATCTAATATATCAGCTTGGAAAAGAATTAGAGGAAAGTGGTATTAAAGTAACTGGTAAAAAAATGGACGTAATGTCCAAAGGTTTTAAAGAATTATCAAAGAAAGATGTAAAAATAAAAGATATGGTTCTTATAAATAAAACTGTTAAAGAACTTATTGAAAGAAATGCTGACAAACCATTATATAAAGGTCAACTTATACAATTAAAAAAAGCTATTGATGCTAATATATATGAAGCAATAAGTACCGGAACAAATAAAAAACTTGCTGCTGAATGGGTAGAACGTAAGAACTTATTAGAATTTAAGAAAACTTCATTTTGGGATAACTTTACTAATGAATTTGGTCACAGTGGTACTGAAATAGGAATAGCTAATTTAAGACAGAGTTCTGATATGTTATTTAATAGCATTATTAATACTACAAGCAAATCTATTGCTAATGCTATGAAATTAGGCGATTTAATTAAAAGAGGAATTGTTCCTAATTCAACAAAATTAAATATTGAAAGTACATTATATACAAATTATTTCAATAAAGTAATTCCAGATCAAGCTACAGGAAAAGCTCTAATGTCTCATGCTGAATTTTTTAGCAAATTTGGTAAAAACTATGAAGCTATATTAGGAAAGGAAAAATATAAAGCACTCTATAATACTAAACAAGTATTTAAGGCTTTAGATAATGTAACAGCTGAAGTTGCTAATATTAATGCAGTTGTTCATAAATTTTTAGGGATACCTAATTGGAGTTCTTTAAGTAACGCAGGTCCTGGTGAAATAGTCGAGGCTATTCTTTCTAAAGAATTTACTAAAACACAAAATCTTACAAAATTAATACAAGCATTACCGGAGTCAACAGTAAAACAAATTCGTGAAATTTATTTAACTAGAATGATGAAAGAAGTAACAGACGGAACTTTTACTCCTGGTTGGGTTGCTAAAGGTTTAGGCGGTCAATCAACAACAACTATTAATGGTTTTAAGATGAATGCTTTTTTAAATAGTAATAGATCAGCTCTTATACAATTATATGATCCTTCTTTTTTTACCACAATGAGAGCAATGGCAGATGTTTTAGAAATGTTACAAGTTCCTAAAAATCTTGCTAAAGCTGCTAATATGAGTGTTAAAGATGCTACAGAAAAT